AGCGGCCGACGATGTAGCCGATGGCGCGCGACTCGAGCACGGGCAGCGCGGGGTCCTCTTCGGCCCACGTCTCGCCCGCGCTGGCCGGCGCCTTCATGCCAGCGCGCACGCCGCGCACGAACGCGGCGCGCAGGGTCGCGTCGGCGATCATGCCGCGCGCAGCTCCGCGACCACCTGTTCGACCACGCCGCGCAGTTCGTTGGCGCTGCGCGCGCCGAACGCTTCGACGCGGTCCATCACGCCCTTCAACTGCGCAGGCGTCAGCAGCACCTTGGGCTGGCCGCTGCGCATTCTTCACCACGTCGCGCAGGTTCGGCGTTTCCTGCATCAGCCACCAGTCGTTCGGCTTCCACGTGCGGCCACGCAGTCGCAGGTTCGTGGCGACCAGGTCCTGCAGATAGGTGCGCCGCGCCTCGAAACGCACCTTCGCGGCGCCGAGCGCCATTTCCACTTGGCCATCGGATGCGCGGTCGCTGGTGTTCCACTGGAACCCCAGCATCCACGACGGCAGGCGCAGCTTCGCGAGCACCTGTTCCAGCATGTGGCGCGACGGCATTTCGATTTCCAGCGCGGTGCCGCTGGCGCCGATGACTTCGATCTTGATGTCGTCGTCGCGCCCCAGCGCGGTCACGAAGTCCACGCTGTTGCCCTTGCGCTTGGCGTCCATGGTCGCGGCGATGTTGCGCGCGATCTCCGTTTTCCGCGCGGCCAGCGCGGTCGGGTCCACCTTCGGATTGGCGGTTTTGTACGTGACCGCCAGCGGCGGATCGCCGTAGCGCGTCCACGACTGCGCGGTCGCGTTCTGGATGGTCAGCAGGATGGTGGCGACGAACTCCACCGACCGGATCAGGCTGGTGCCGTAGGGATTGCCGGCCTCGGGCTCGTGCACGGCGTAGATCAGCCGCGACGTGTCCAGCGGCTTGAAACCCAGTTCGGTCAGTGTGTTCTGCGTCCAGCGCGCGTATTGCGTGGTGCCGCGCAGGATGCGTTCCGCATCGGCGGTGCCGTCGCCGCGGTCGTAGAACGGCGTGCCGGGTGCGGCATAGTGCACGGCGAGCCCGGCTTCGGTGCGCTGGTACCGCACGCCCTTGCTGTCGGCGATGCGCAGGCCCACGATGTCGCGCCCGCGCGAGTCCGGGATCCACTCCGCGACCGCGTGCCCTTGTTCGTAGACTTCATTTCCCAGGCCGCTGTACAGCGCCTGAAGGCCGCGCTCGGCATCGTTCACCGGCACGGACTCCATCCACTCGCGCACCTCGCGCACGATCGCGTCGTTGTTGCCTTCGACGCGCAGGATGCCGTCCAGGCTGATGTAACTGCCGATGCCGCCGTCCAGCGGCGGGATCGCGCGGCGCAGGGCTTCGTACAGCCACGGGTTCACGGCGTTGGGCACGAACAGGCCCGCCAGGTCCTGGAACGGACCCAGCGGCGCGCCCTGGCGCGCCTGAGTGCCGATCTCGCCGCCGGGGTTGGCGAACTTCGAATCGGTGGCCTTGGGCGCGCGCGAGAAGCGCGACGCGATGCGCTGGAACAGGTTCATGCCGCGGACCTCCGGTCGAAGGTGCCGGCGCTGAAGACGTCCGGCACTGCAAAGGATTCATGGAACAGCCGCACCAGCATCTGCATGCGGCGGGCGTCGATGGTGTGGTCGTTGCTCTTCGCGTAGATCGGCCACTTCGCGCCGGCACGCGCGGTGTGCGAGGTCATCTGGTCGACGACCTCCTGGTCGAACGCCATCGCGAACCGGCGCGCCTGCAGTTCCGATACGATGCACTGCGTGGCCCAGTGCTTCGCGGGCGCCTTCACCGGCACGCGGTCGCCGTGTTCGTCCTCTTCCTCGAGCGCCTCGCCTTGCAGGTCGATGCACGGCACGGTGTTCTGGAAATGGAATCCGACCATCTGCACGCTGTATTCGCCATCTGCATAGTCGGCCAGCGTCTGCAGGTCCTTCACCACCGCGGTGCCGGCGCTGCCCAGGTCCACGCCCCAGAACGCGCGGAATCCGGTTAGCTCGTGCACCGCGTGCACCAGCGCGCGCTGGATGTGATACGGGATGCCCTTCGCCTTGATGCGCAGCACGTCGCGCAGTTGTTCGCCCACCTGTTCGCTGGCGATGATCTCCGTGGGGTCGCCGCGTTCGCCGAGGTCCGCGCCGATCCAGTAGACGCCGCGCGGTAGCGTGTTCGGCACCACCATGCGCACGACCTCGCGCGCTGCGGCGATGCGCTGCGCCTCGCCGTGCATGAACGCGTCGAGTTCGAACACCGTCGATCGCAGTTCATGGTCACGCGCCGCGATCTGCACCTCGCCATCGCGCACGCTGCGCACCAGCTCAATCCGCCGCACGGTGATGTCCAGGTGCCCGCGTGCGGGCTCGGCGATCAGCGTCGCGGCGCGGAACTCCGGCAGCTCACACAGGTTCGGCTTGATGTCCTCCCAGCGGAACACCGGATCCTCGGCGTCGCCCCACTCGCCCAGCACGTTGCGCTTGTACCCCGGCGTATCGCGACCGCCGTAGCGGCGCACCATTTCGCGCTCGCGTTCGGGCGACCAGAACGGCGGCGGCATCAGCGACTTGCCCCACACGAACTTGCGGAAACCCTCCATGCCTTCGGGCAGGCCCACCACGGCACTGCTGCAGATGCGGTAATACTCGCTGCCGCGGTCGCCGTCGGGCACGGAGTAGATGCGCTGCCGGCACCCGGGCTTGAGCGCGCGCACGAACTCCGACCAATGCAGTTTGTGCTTCGCCTTCGCGGCTTCGTCGTAGAACCCGAACGCGTTGACGTGCACGCCACGGAACGCTTCGCCGTCGACGCCGGCCGGTCGGTAGTAGATGCGGCTCACGCTGGGCCGGTCGGCGCGCTCGGGGTTCGGGCTCAGAAACCGGTGCATCGTGTGGGGTGTGCGCTTCGGCTTGCGCCAGAAACCCGCGCGCCACGCCGTCGTCGTGTCCGCCGGTGAACTGCTCTTCGACCGCGAGGATGATCTCGTCCAGGTGCGTCTGCTGCGGCGCGGCCACCAGCGACCACGGGTTCGCCGTGGTCCCGCCCACGGCCGTCACCGATGACCACGACAACAGCACCACGATCTCGCGCGTCTTCCCCAACTCGGCGCCGTCCTGGTGCACCACGTCCTGCCGCCACGTGCGCGCGCTCTCGCGCTGATAGTCCCACAGGCGGTAAGGGTCCCCGGTGTCGGGCTCGACGAGGTACGTCTCCGCGAACCGCACGGGGTCCTCGAAGGTGTACAGGATCATTGCCTCGTCGAACGTCAGCCCGTAATCGCCCCGCTGCAACGCATTCCACGCCCAGTCGCGATCACGCAACCACGCGTCGAACTCCGCTTCGTCGTAGACGCCGCGGGCGCGCATTTCGGCGAAGAGGTCGGAGCGAGCGATCACGCGAGCAGGCGCTCCTGCTGCGGCTTGCCGGTCGTGTTCCGCGCACCTTGGATGGACTCGGCGACGCGACGGCACGCGATGTCGAAGATGGCCGGCGATTTCTCGATGCCGATGAACCGGCGGCCGATCCCCGCGCACGCGACGCCCGTGGTGCCGCTGCCCATGAACGGGTCGAGCACCAGCCCACCCTCCGGCGCGATGCGCGCAATCTGCGCCATGACGCCGACGGGTTTCTGCGTCGAGTGTTCGCGGTCGTCGTTTGCGGGCGGGCGTTCGCTGACGATGCCGGGGTGATACGACGCGCCGTCGTCCATCGTGAAGTCACGCGGTCCATTGGTCCCCCAAACGACATACTCGCACTGAGACTTGAACCGGTTGGGCATCGGCCGCGCGTTGACCTTGTCCCACGGCACAATGCCGCGCCACACCCACCCGCCGGATTGGATGGCGTCGGTCATGGTGGGAAGCTGGCGCCAGTCGGTGAAGCATGCGATCACGCCGCCGGGCTGGGTCACGTCCAGTGCGTGCATCATCCACAGCGAGGCCCATGCCAGAAACCCGCGCTGGTCTCGGTTGTCCCCGGTAAAGTTCTCATGCTCGCGGGCCACGTAGCCCGTGCTTTGATACTTGTTGCGCGTGGTCTGCATGCGATCGGAACGCAGCATGCCGCCGCTGCTGTACGGCGGATCGGTGATCACGGCGTCGATGCCCGACAGTGTCGGCAGAATCTCGAGACTATCGCCGAGGTACAGCCGCGCCGTTCCGAAGTCTTCGCAGCGGATCATTCGCCGTCACCCTCCGGCTTCGGCAGCGCCTTCGTCGGCGCACCCTTGCGACCGCGCGCGAAGATGCCGCCCAGCAGCGCCTGCACGGCGTCGCCGGTGTCGGTCTCGACCTGTTCGCGCGCCTTCGATCGCGGCGTGG